TGAATTAGTTTTCTAGAACCACAATTTGGGCATGTTTCATCTTCTAAAGGTATTTCACCATCCTTTATATATCTTTTCAGAATTCTAATAACACCCTTTTTCCATGTTCCTAAAGTATCACCATCTAATTTTAAAGTTTCTATAATCTTAACAGTAGATGGCAAATGAATATGGTGTCGAAGTAATCCACTAACTAATTTTCCTATATTCCAGAACTCTCTATCAAAAGCCCTATTTAAACCTTGCATAGTTACATTGTAACCATCTTTATCTTGATATATGAAGTCATACCTAGATATTATATCACCATCCTTATTTTTAATCTTTTCTTTCCTAGTTAATCCTTTTTCAACATAATTAGGAATAACAAAGTCATCCGCTAAACCAGTAAAGATTTCATATGGCCATGTTGGATCTTCTTTATCCAAACCAACAAAACCTACCCATTTATTCCCCCTTGATGTAAATCTAATAACATCACATTCTAATACAGTTGGTCTTTTTGGAACATTATTTACAATTATTTGACTTTTTTCTTCTTTTTCTTTTAAAACCGAAGCCATTGTTCCAGCACGATAAGTAGTTCCACCTTTTATTGTTCCACTTTTATAAATATCAAAATACACATTCTTAAAATCTTCAAATGGGTAATCATTCGCAATATTTATTGTTTTTGACATTGAAGAATCAATAAATTTTGCCATAACTTTCATTGTCCCAACATGTTCTTCAATTTTTAAACTATTAATATTTACTGCCCAATCAGCTTCAGGATCCCATTCACCAATATCTTCTAAATAACGAACCCCATAATCTGTAACTAAACTTTCTTTTAATATTCCACGACCTTTATCTATTTTATAAATTTTATTATCAAATTCAGTTTTTAATAAATTTTCATCACCTTCTTTAATCCATTCCCATACTTGATCACTAGTTGATGTGTATATCTTTGAAACAAAATCTATATTTTTTGGTAAAGATAAACCTTCGGGTGGAAATGATTGAATAACAGTTCTAACATATTCAAATAAAAAGACTGGTTCTAACCCACCACTAACAATATTTGATAAAACTGAACTATTTCCTGTTGGTTGAATCGATAATAAATGTGAATTACGAATACCGTATTTCTTAATCAACTCTTTTGTTTCATCTGATAAATTTTCAATAAATTTACTTTTCAAATGTTTATCTTCCTGATATAATGGGAAAAAACCTTTTTCTTTGGCTAATAACGCTGATGATTGATAAGTAGTATTTGCAATAAACTCCATCAATTTATGTGTTATTTCAAAAGATTCTTCTGAACCATAACGTTTCTTCATCATCAATAAAGCTGATCCATAACCCATTATACCTAAACCTATTCTACGTTTCTTCTTTAGATTTTCTCTTTGTTCATGTAAAGGAACATAAGTTAAATCGTTCACATTATCCATAAAACGAACAGCGATTGGTATAACAGTTTTTAATTTATCATAATCCCAATCAGTTCTAGATTCATTTATAAATTGGGTTAAATTCAACGATCCCAAATTACACACCCCACCTATCGGTAAAGCCTGCTCACCACAAGGATTTGTTGCAGAAATATATTCTAGGTAATAAAGATTATTAAAATGATTAATAATATCAATGAATAAAACACCGGGTTCATTTCTATTATATGTAGATTTCATTATAACATCCCAAAGTTCATTCGCGTTATTATATGTTTTATATGTTTTGACAGGGTGACCGTTTTCTATCCATTTATTAATATTCCCATCCCATTGATCTTCATAAGTTCCTTTCACTTTTTCGAAATCGGGATATATTAAACTCCATTCTAAGTTATTCAATACCGCTTCCATAAATTTATCAGTTATTAAAACTGACATATTAAATTTATCTAAACGACCTGAAGTTTGTTTCGCTGTAATAAATTCTTCAACATCAGGATGCCAACAACTCAATGTTACCATTTGAGCACCTTTTCTAATCTTTTGTTTCGATTTTTTTGAAGTTGATTTCTTTCCAGAACCCGCAGTAATAACATCAGATTGTGTATTCCACATATCTAACATTCTAACAGCACCGGGAGATTCATTCGCTATACCTTCAATAAACCCACCTCTTGGTCTCATTACATCAGCACAAAATCCATAACCACCTTCACTTTTTAATATCAGAGCTTGTCTTGATAACGCGTTAGATATACCATTCATAGAATCTGGATCTTTTCCAACAAAGCCATCTACGAAACAGTTTATATAAGTTGTCCCTTTTAGACCGATTCCAGCATTAGATAAAATTCTTCCACCCGGAACAAATTTAAAATTTTTCAAAACATCAACAAATTTTGATGTCCAATATTCTCTATCTACCTCAACAGATGCGATATCATACGCTACTCTATATTGAGTCTCTTCAATATTCTCGTCACCATATCTATATGTAGATTGATATATCTCTTCACTTAAATCATTTGTAAATTGACTCATACCTTATTATTCTTTTTTAATTCGTATCAAATTTATTATTGTTTATATGAATATTTAAAGGAAATGTTCTAAAAATATTTGATGAATTAACTCTTTCTGAAATTTATAGATTTTAAACCCTTTAAATAACCCTTTTCTTTTAATTCATCTATAATACCAACCGCGTGTTTTATTTCTAATAATTTGTACATATTGAATATATTATCAGTAAAATAATATGCCAATTCAACAAATATTTCAGATTTAGTATATTTTTTCCCAATATCATCTAATAACATCTTGTAATACAAATTAAAAGTTATTTTATTTGGTTTTCTTCGATTTGCATTAAAATCTATATCTGTATTATCTCTTAACAAAATATAAATATCACGTGATAAATTTCTACGATTTGTCATTTCTTCACTATTTCTACTATCATCATCAAAAATTGTCCCCTTTTCTAAAGGAGTATCTTTTGAAAAATTAAAATAATCATCTCCCATTTGACTATACAACTCAAAACCATGTTCTTCAGGTTCCTGAATTTTTCCGAGAGAAATAGTATCTCTTTTTAAACTATGTTTACCTTCAAGTTTGTGATTATTAGTGCCAAATTTAAAATAAATATCTAATTCACTTTCTGATTCTTCATCATCAATATTACTTACATTATCATCTTCCAATTCACCAATATCATCATCATTTTCATTTACATCATCATCTCCTTGAACTTCATCAAGACTACTTTCAACATCTTCTGATATATTTTTTTCTTCTATTTCTTCATCTTCATTGGTTTTTATCATTAAAAATGTGATTATTTTTTAAACTTTAAAGTTTTTTTGAAATATATAAGATATATTTCACTTTTCCCCTTTTGTTTTAAAAACTTTAAAAAAATTTTTTAGGTAAATTGATAATATTCAAAATCATCCTCTTTAGTAATAATTAATTGTTTACCTTTTGGTATACTTCCATAGAATTCATGATTCACTATATAACCACTTATATCAAGTTTATTATCTCTAATATAATTTTCAATAATATTTCCAAATCTTTGATAATTTGATCTATTTATTTTTGGTTTCATATAACCTGACATTCTTTTTGATAATTCATCAATCTCATTTTTCATATATTGAATTAAATCATCCAAATTTTCAGATTTAGTAAAATCATAAATTTCACAATTTATTTTTGGTCTAGCATAAATAATTCTAACATCATGTCCGAATTTTTCATCTTTATAATATTTCAACATTTGTGGATATCTGGTAAGAGAAAAATAAATTCCATAACCAGATTCACCTATTGATTTTACTAATGTATGTGGGTTTTTTTCTACTCTTACAAACGGATAATTTATATTTTCAGATAAAAATTCTTGATATGATTTCATGGAAACATATATATAAAAAAAGGGACTGAAAAAATTCAGTCCCTTAAATAGAAGTAACAAAAATTACTTATTCATCTTCCTTTTCACCGAAATTGAAAAATTCGTCCAAATCGGCATCCGAACTAGATGGTTGACTAGTTGGTTGTGTAGATGGTGTTGTAGTATTACTGACTTGTCTAGTCGCTGTTTCAGCAAACATAACATCAGTACCATTTAGAATGTTGACAATTCTACCCACTCTGTCTCTTTCTTCATCAGTCCATTCTGTATTTGGGATGTGATCTTCAAGATTTACTTTTTCATCACGAGCCAAAAGAACTTCCTTAATTTTCATTTGCCATTTCTTATCACTAATTTCCCCATTATCATCTAATTGAACAGGTACAAATTTCTCTGCCTTTTCATTGTAGATTTTTAATGGTGAAACTTCCAAGAAAGTACTGTTATCGTAATCTGGGAAAGTACCAACTGAAGTTTTTCTTTCCTTTATGATTAACATAAAGTCTTTACCATGAGCGAAATCAAAAATATTGCATTTGTTTCCGGTAACTTCACCTGTCATTTCAAGATTAATTTTCTCTTTAATTTTGTAACCATAAGGGAAAACCATAATCTTACCAACCAACTCAGGATGTTGAACATCTTCGAGTATCATTACATAACTGTAATATTTTGTATTTCTATTTAAATACTCTGATTTTTCAACATCTGCGTGATTTTTGGATTTCTTTAATTTCCAAAACATTGTACAAAGATCACATTTATCTTTGAAATTTCTTTCACAATCATAATAACCAGTTAAATCAGGTTGATTGTCAAAAGGTCCATTATTAGAAATGTAATGTACGTGTTTTTCGATAGAAGCTGGTCCTAATTTACCACTTCTTGTTAAATTACGAAGAAAACGTATTTTTGCTTTGTAACCCAGTTTTGGGTCAGCGGCTTCTTCTAAAGTTGGACGATAAAAGCCGTCTTGATTTTTGGTTTTCTTATTAAGAAAACTCATTTCTTCTTTTTGTTGTTCTGAGTCTGTCTCGAACAAAAATTTGTCATCAAATTCCTTGTATTCCATACATGCTTTGATTGTTTTTTAGAAAACCTTAAATTACTTTAAATCTTTCATAAGCCTATAAAATTTAAAATGCCTATCAAACCTTTTATAATCCTAAAAACAAAAAGTTTAAAAAATTATAAAGGCTCAATTATATATTAAATTCTTATGGTCATAATTGCTGTTTTTGTCATTTATTTTCAATCATTTTCAAAAATAATTCAACCCTTTTTTGTTGATTAAAAGCAATGTCATAATCAGATATATTCTTTACATTAGCAAATAATATTTCTGTTAATTCATCACACTTCTTGTCATTCACATTAATAAAGTCATTAAAATAAATTCCGTAACTTAAAGCTATATTTTGTCTTTCAGTATTAGGTTTTGTATTAATATAAAAAGGTCTTTTATTATTATCGAATATTATTTTATTTTCATTATCTGGAATATAAATATCTGTTTCTTCATAAACCTCCCTGACGGAACAATCCCAACCATCTTCATCCCAATCTAAATAACCACATGGACAACACCATCTATTCGGTTCTTCCATTTTTTCAGATCTTTTTTCAAGTAAAATATATTTTTCGCCAGTTTTATCATCCCTAAAAATTAAAACTACAAGAATAGCAACAGATCTTGAAATCCAATATTCCTTATTATTTTCTTTTGATATAATTAAAGTATTTCCTCTATTCTTAAATTTCTTCATATCCATTATTATTCAATATTCTAGATACCACTTCAGATTCAGAATGTTTACCCCTTCTTTTTAATTCTTCAATGCTCATTTCTACAATAGAATCTAAAACCATTTTCTTTATTTCATTAGCAGAAGAATCAGATTTCATCTGTTTTTTCTCTAAATTATTTATAAGTTTTTTACAAAATTCATCATATGACCAATCAATTCCCTCCCCACCAAAATCCTTAACTAATTTTGACACATCATTTTTCATTTCCCTAAACTCATTTCTGCTTTCAACTAAATCATCAGTCAGCATTTTCATCAACTTTTCCTTCTTCATTATAACCACTCTTAATTTTTAACTTTAAAAGAATCTCACTCAAAATAATATTTGTATAAAAAGATACCATACTCATATCCATAAAATCAACATCAGGATGTCTTTCGAAAAATGATATGAAAATTTCTAAATAATCTTTACAAAAATCATCATAGGTATACTGATAATCCAATTTTAATATATTCTTGATAGTTTTATTAACCTCAGTTATCACTTCTTGAAAAGTTTCCCTTTTTTCAACAAATAAATTTGTTAGAAATACGGTAATTTCTTCACTCCTATCTACCATAAATAATAAATATTTTTGTAATATATGATTTACTTTTAAAAAAGTTTAATTTAACAAACCCATTTTAATATATACAATAAAAAGAACCATAATTTAATGGCAACTGCTCCACAAGCAATTCAACAAGGTATCACACAAACTAGACTTGTGAATAATAAAATATTATCGACAGTAAAATACGGTAAAATATTAAACCTAAATAATAATACAGATTATTCAATATCACCAAATTCTGTAAAATTATTACCAACAATATCTAATGATGGGAATTATGTTAAATTATATACCGAAACAAACATGTCGATCAATGTTGGTGATTTCGTTTACATAATGTATGATGAAAATCAAATAGCTGATGGTATACATACAGGTGAAACAATATTGGATAGTTATTATGAATTTAGTGGTTGCACAGATTGGATATACTTATATCAAGAACAAGGATATGAAGTTTTATCTATTAATGAAACAAATAATGAAATAACAATAAAAAGATTACATGATTCAACACTTAATAATGCTAAACTATATAATCATTACCTATGTAAAATATATGTAAATACTATGGAATTTTTCGGGGGATGGATCGATGGGGTTTGTTTTAGAACCGTTGACCTAAATAGTGTTTCTGACACATATATCGATATAGATATTAAACAATGTATAGTATTAAGTGGTGGAACAGTGACCGGTATGACAGCTTTTTATATTGATATGAGAGATAAATATGATAGTCAATATGTTTCTGTAAATTCACAACTAACATCTCTGACACAAAAATCCACATCAAATATCAACCCATATAAATATAAAGATTTCTATGACAATACTGTTAAAAATCCAGTAACAAGTTTCTTTACTTACAATAATAAAGAATATGGATATACTTATGTCAATTATACCAATTTCTATAATTCAAAAATAAACAATGGTTATTATAAATATTGTACATTTTCAGGTGGAACCATATACAATGGTAATTTTGTAGAATGTGAATTCATTGATGTATCTGTTCAATCGGGTAGTTTTGTAAATTGTACAATAAATGATGCATCTACATGGTATTATGGTATATGGTATGGTAGTGGTGTTACAGCATTCGGACCAAATACTTGGTATAATGGAATATGGAACGAAGGAATATTTAGTGGAAAAACATGGGTAACTGGAATCTTTAATGGTGGAATTTTTGAGGATTCAACTTGGATAAACGGAATTTTCAATGGTGGAAGTCAAAGTAAATTTGATGACGGGTACGCTAACTTTAGACGAAGTTATTGGAGTGGTGGAACTTTCAATAGTGGTGGAATGGGTGAATCATATTGGTTAAATGGGAAATTTAATGGTGGTCTATTAGAAAATTCTACTTGGGAAACCGGAATATTTAATAACGGAATATTTAAAAATAGTACTTGGGTATACGGTACATTTAATAATGGTGGATTCGAATTCAGTACTTGGACAGATGGTATATTTAACAACGGATATTTTAGTAATTCTCTTTGGACAACAGGAACTTTTAATAAAGGTACATTTAATACAGGTGTGTACACAGGTAGTACATTCTTAACATCGGGATTAACATATAAATGGATGGATGGGACATTTAATGGTGGAACATTCTTAAATTCTTATTGGGTAGATGGTATATTCAATAATGGTATAATAAAAAATAGTATGTGGAGTGGTGGAACTTTCAATTTTGGTTACTTTAATAATTCTATGTGGGTACATGGAAATTGGAATAATGGTGTTGTGAATAACTCTGTGTTCCATAAAGTTAATTGGGTAAAAGGAACATTTAATAGTGGTTACATGGGTAGAGAATTTAATGTTTCCGATGATACCTTAGTAGATGTGCCAGAAGTTTACTGGTCAGGTGGTACTTTTAATAGTGGGGTGTTTGGTAATGAAAATTGTATAACACCACCCAATTATGATAATGAAGAACTCAGATGTACATCTTTCCCATCAAAAATATTCTGGTATGGTGGTGATTTCTATGGTGGTAAATTTTATACTAATTATTCATCAGCTTGTATAAACAACCCAATTTCATTACATACTTTCAAAACTGATAAAAATTCAGGAGGTTTCATAGATGGATTATTCCACGAAGGTTATTTCAATAGTGTTTACTTGGGTGGTCATTGGGTAAATGGTTGGTTTCATAATAGAGTTTATAATTGGAGTGATCAAATAATACCATTTTCCGTGAAATATAATTATTATATCAAATCAATAGGGAATCAATATAATAACGATTAATTTTTTTTATAACTAAATGTTTTGTAATTTTGTAATTCAAACCATTAAAATTAACAATTATGAAAAACATTATGGTATTTTTGATCGGTTTCCTGATCACACTATCGTCTTATGGACAAGATACTATTATGACTGAAGATTTTGAAAATGTATTCCCATCATCTAGTTGGAGTACTCACATGAATTTTTTCACTGGATTACCCCCCGGTTACCAACGTCTCGCATATTGGGGGACAACAAATAAAGTTGGATATAATAGTTCACATTCAGGATGGTGTTTAGGAGATGGCCAGCAACCAGTTGTTTATCCAAGTCAAGTCGGATATGTAGATTCTTGGATGATATATGGACCATTTAATTTGACAGGTGTTGGTATTTCTATTTCAGAACTAAAATTTCAATATGATTATCATTATTATCCTGAAACCGTTAAAGGATATTTTGTTGTCCGAATATCAACCGATACATCAACATGGAACAACCCATATCCAATAAATGATACAATTAATTTATCATTTACACGAACCGATTGGAATGATGAACCAGTCTGGATTGAAAAAACTATTGATCTTTCAAATTTCATTGGTGAAACAGAAATTTTTATCGCTTTTCAATTTTACGAAGAAGATGGTTTATATGATATGGGTGGACTTGTAGATAATGTATCCCTCACAAAATACATTAATGTGGGTTTTACCGAAAATACTAAGAAAGATAGTATTTCTGTATATCCGAATCCATCTAACGGGAATTTCACTATTAAAAATCTAACACTAAATGAACCCGTCACTATTTACAACATTCAAGGAAAATTAGTTTACAATTCAGTTGTATCAAATACGGAAATTAATTTTAATTTGAATGTATCACCGGGAGTTTATTTGGTGAGAATTAATAACGACACAAAAAAACTGATTATTCAGTAAATTGGTTTTTATCAATAAATTATCCAATTAAAAAATAAAAACATGAATAAAACAAATCAAAAAGTAATAAATCTTTTAAAAGAACTGAAAGATGGATGTGATACACCTGTATATCTTTTGATAAGAAAATATGGTTTAAATCCATATACTTTAAATGCTCTTATTAATATTGATTTATTGGAAAAATCAATTAATGGGCATGGATATGATTTCATTATTGACAACTTTATTTTAGTTGATTCATATTCTTCTACAGCTGATATTGAAAAAGAGTCAGAACATCTAACTTCTGAAGAAATTGAAGCAAATGGAATAATTGTAGTAACTTTTGATGATTTAGCTAAAAATGTTATAGAAGAAACATATGATATAATTAAAACCAAAAGATTAGAAAGACTGGGAAGGGAAAAGTTGAATAAATTGGAAGAAAAACTTGATAAAGTTATCACCCAGAATCGTTATAAAAACCCCCGTTATAATGCACATCAAAATAGTGCAAAAAATAAAAAGAACAGACCCAATAAAAAAGATGTAAACGATTATCCCACACCAAAAGAATTTGTTGATATTATCCTTAATGGTGTTGTTGAAAGGAAAATATTTGGGGATGTAAAGATGGAAGATGGAATTGATTTGTGTTGTTCAGAAGAAAACAAGAAGTTCGAAAAGGGGTTAACATTAAATGGACCAACTGGTTTCAATGAACGGGATGTATTTTTTAATAATGAATTAAAATCTGTCTGTGATAGTTTAGAACACAATTGGAGTAAATTAGCAACTTTTGGATGGATAGCATCACCATACAAAAAGAAAGAAGATGATACAAAAAAGTATGAACATGGGATTCAGGGTTCTTTCGCTAAAAAAGCATTTGAAGAATCAAACAAGGGCATGAAGATTATTGCCCTTTTCCAAGATTCTAGTGTAAATAGTAATTGGTTTCAAGAGTACATCTACACTAATAAGAATTGTCAGGTTATCTTTATGGAAGGTAGACTTACATACCCCGAAATGTATTACACTTCACCAGATTATGGTAATGCACTAGTATTCTTTGGTATTGATTCCAATTCAATCCAAGGAAATGATTTCGAATATTTCAGATTAGCTATAAAAGAATATGATAAAATAACATCGAATAAAAAGAAAATTCTTAGAAAACAAAAAAGAGAATTGAAACTTATTGAAAATTAAAAACTGATTATTCAGTAAGTTGGTTTTTGGTTTGACAGAAAAGACCGGAGGAAACTCCGGTTTTTTCATGCCCTTTTTTAAACATATTTCAATTTCAATACTATAAGTAAAAAATAATATATAAAATTATGATAGCATTTTGGAATTTTATAAAGAAATATTACCCTTTAATTTTCTTTGGTATAATAGTAGTAATGTCAGTATTTCTATTTCAAACTTGTTCCACATTAAACAAGGAACGTGAAGATAGAGCATTTCAAGAAAAGATTTGGAATCAAAATATGAGTGCTTTAAAAGATAGTATTACGGTCGAATTTAATAAAAAATTGGGTGCGTATGAAATATCAAAAGATAATTATGTTCTTGAAAAATTAAAAGATTTAGAAAAATACAACAAAGATTTATATAATCAATTAAATAAAGTTAAAGGTGATTTAATCGCTGCGATAGACGCCAGAGTTACAGGTGATTTGGGTGGTTTAACCGCTGGAAATGAACTTGTTGTGATAGATAAAAAAACTAATAATTACGGTTTAAAATTCAAAAGTCATTATTCAGATGATAGTTTTGAACAAATATTAGAGGGAATAAGTAAATTTTATGCTTATCCAGATGAATCAAATAAAAATTGGTTATTAAAACCAGACACTACTTTATTTTCAACAAATATAACAAAATTGAAAATAACATATGGTTTTAGAGATTTAAAGGATAAATATGAGGTTTTCGCTGTATCATCTTCACCTAAAATAGAAATAGATGAATTAAATGGTGTCTTTGTATTGGAAAAACAACCATTACCACCAGCACCTAGACCAAAAAAATGGGCAATTGGTCCATATATAGGGTTTGGATTGAACACCGATTTTAATTTAGATAATCCGAGATTTGGTTGGAGTGTTGGTTTCTCACTCCATTATGATATTTTCCAATGGAGATTCGGTAAAAAATGATTTTTTGGTCCATATTTTTAATATATATAGGAGTTTAGAACTCATAATAAAAAATGAGTTTTTTACTTTAATATATAATATAAAAATAATTAAAAATCATGGCAAAGAATCTAACAAATTTTGACGATTTTCAGAATAAAAGAAAATCAGTAAACGAATCAAAAGTTGAAAAAGTCGAAAAAATAGAAAATGATAAAGTTAATGAAGGTACTTTAGTGGGTGATATGATGCGTGTTCCGTTAATGGTTGATGTTCCTATGTCATTATTAAAAGCTTATGCAACGAAAGTTAAGAATGAAACTGGCATAGACATTAAGAATGGTTCTATATGGTCTGATTCACTATTATCTGATGAAATAGCAAGATACATTCAAGCAACTTATATGACAATTGAGAATTTACCAACTTCTATAGTTACAGGTGGTGAGAAAGCACAAGGTCAGGTTCAAGTACAACCTCAACCTCAATTACAACCTCAACCACAAGCACAAACACCTCAAGAAGTTCCTACACAAGGTCAAGCACCTGTTCAAGTTGCACCAGCACCTCAAACACAGGTTCCTCAAGGTGGAGGTCAACCAACACCACAACAAACAGCTCAGCAAATACCAGCAATGGAACAATAAACTAATTAAAAAGGATATGTCAGAATTGAATATTGGAGATTTATATAAACTATTTGAAGATAATAACTTATCTCCAAAAGGTCCTGTTGCACAACAACCACCTCAAAATTTTAACAGTATGATAAAAGTTGGAGATATTGTTGTTACTGAATTCAAAGGTCGTGAGTTTAGAGGTGAAATATCCAGAATTTATGAAAAATCTGGTAATGACACTTATGATATTAAAGTTGGTGAAACTATTATATCTGTTAAGTTTGACAATATTCTTGAACATTATCCAAAAAATATAAAATTTGAAAACCCTGTTAAGAAAGAAATTCCTAAACAGGAAAAAAAAACTGAAATAAAAAAAACAGTAAAACCACCAGTAACAGAAACTAAAAAAGTCGTTCCAACTAAAATTGAAAAAACTGAAATGACTGAAATAGTTAAAGAAGAAGTTCAAGTAGAAACTAAAATAGAAGAAGCTAAAGTAGAACCGGCAAAACCATCAAACAAAGTTGATAAGGAAGAACAACCAAAAAAAGTTTTACAAGATCCTAAAAAATTAGAAAAAGAGGAAATTGAAACAAACCCAGATAATGCTCCCCCAACAAATGAAAAGTTAGATTCTAAAAAGGAAGTGAAAATTATTGGGAAAGTTGTTCATTTTAGTGGTTTAAAAATGCAAGAAGTTTTAGAATTCTTAACATCAAAAAATATAGATAATGATAGATGTTGGTATATGGTTTCTGAAAAAGGAAATGGTGAATTACACGTTATCAGACATAATGATAAAGGATTTAAAATTCAACCATTTGTTTTAAGTTTCATGGAAATTCAAGTTAAAGATAAAAAACTGAATGAGAATTCAACACAAATAAAAATAGAAGGAAATAATAACTTTTCTATCATAAAAAATATTCCTAACGCACTATATGATTTGATCAGAAATGGTTTAATTGTTCTTTTATCAAAATAATTTATTAAAAATGAAACACTTAAAAGATTTGAAAATAAATGAAGATTTCGATTTCGAAGATTATGATGATACTGATTTAGCTGGTATGGGGTTCGAAATTGCTATTGATAATTTAATTGAAGATGCAAAAAATGCACTTAATAAAACTATACCGGATAATAAATTATTAAGAATGGAAGCTAGAATAGCTATTAAAAATCTTTGGAAAGAAAAAATATCTATGTGGAAAGACTAAATCCACCACTTGTGAATTAACCCCCTTTAAGGGGGTTTTTTCTTGCCCAAAAATTATATATACTCATATGATAACCGAATTTAAAATATTTGAAGGAAAAACAGATTTGGATATGATCAATGACATGTTCAGTCGTTGTGATAATAAACAATATATGAAATATATATCCGAAGAAGATCCAGATTTATTTGTTGTCAATGATAAATTTGATGAATTTGAAGCTAAGAAATATTTCTTAAAAGATGTATATAATATTGAAGTTGTTGATGTAGAAGAACAAAAATTGGTGTCATTTTATGAATTTACTAATGAAATTAATAAAATAATTGGTCATAATCCAGTTTTATTATATCATTACACTTCAAGTAATTTATTAAATAGTATATTAAAAAATGGTTTAATAACAGGATATAAAAAAACAAACCCTTTTTCCAATACTTATTCGGGTGTTTATTTAACAACAGAAAATAGTGGAAGAGTAGTTGAAGGTTATGTTAGAATGGCTGTAAGAAAACATGGTGGGATGGGAATTCAATTGTATGTCAAGAAATATTTAAATGATGTACACCCCGACCCAGATGATGCAGATTTAAGATCTGGAAAATTTCAATTCATAACTGAAAAAGTTTTTTCAAAGGAAATTCTATTTCACGAAGAATATTTAGCTTAAAATGATTACCGAATTTAAAATATTTGAATTATTTGATACTGATAAAGTTTATGATTATAAACAGACTGGAAAAGATACATATACTTTCGAATCGAGTGATGGGACTAAATATTATGTAAAAATATTTTTTAATAGAGAAGATAAAACTATGGCGATTACATTTACTGATAAGAAACATTATCTTTTAAATAAATTATTTCATGGGATATTAAAAGACCAATTCACAGGTAAAAATGAACCTTTAAATATTTTAAATACAGTCACAAGAATAGCTAAAGATTTTTATGATAAACATAGTAATGATATAAAATATTTTGGTGTCGCAGCTTTTACCAAAAAAAGAATAAATGTATATCTTTACATAATAAAAAAATATTTCAAAGATTGGGATATTGGTGAAATAAGAGATGATGGTGGAGATTTATATTCTGTCACAATAACAAAACGTGATAATAACGATAATAACAATCCAGATAATTTTTCTATTCATTAATAAACTTTCATCTTAATAAGATATAAAATAATATATGATATACATAATTGGTAACACATTGTTCGGATATCCTAAGATGATGGATACACAAATAGATTATTTTCAAAATTCTTTTATTCCTTATTTAAGAAAAACTATCAGAGAAGGTGATATACTTATTCACACTGGTAATATTTTTTACAGTAAACAAACTGCCCATTTTAAAGTTTTGAAAGATGTATTTGATATTTTTGATAAATTATCCAAATTGATGAAAATATTTATTTTAAAAGGTCCAAATGATGAATTCTCGATTGATTTGTTTGATAATAAAGAAATCAAAATAATTAAGGATATTAAAAAGATAAAGAACATTATGTTTATCCCACATGGTGAATTTTTAATGACCGATAATGATGTGGATTATCTATTCTATTCAACACCTTTGAAAGAAGTAATAGAAATTAAAAAATCTTTCAATGGATTTTATGAAAACGAAAAAGGAAATGATATTAACATAAATATCACTTCACCATATCAATTGAATAAAGATTTCTCAATGACTTCACACGGATTTTTTGCTTTTAGTTTGAAACAAAATGAAGTTAGATTTATCGAAAATAGTTATAGTCCTAAATTCAAAGAAATTTACATAGATGATTTATCACAAATATACAACATAGACACCAATAGTAATAACTTTGTGGATTTAGTTATCAATTCTAAAATTACAGAAAGAACAGAAGATAAAAACAAAGTAGATATTTTTCTATCCAAAAATAACTTCAATAATGTATATTTCACCGAAGATGTAAAAAAGGATAGTGATATTATTATCAGAGATGAAAATGATATTCGAAGTATTTTAGTTGAAAACGCTGAAAATGAAATTGTTGAAGAGTTGAAAGATGTATTTGACATTTACGATAAACAACGTTAAAATGGATTTAATTCAAACTTTTAACTTTATATATACTATCAAGATAAGATGAGAACATTTTCTTATCGGAATAAAAAATAATAAATTAAATTAATATGAACAACGGTAAAGTGAAATTCTTTAACAATACCAAAGGTTTTGGTTTTATTAAAGACAACGAGTCGGACAATGAATATTTCGTCCACGTAACAGGGTTAATAGATGATATTAGCGAAAATGATGAAGTAACATTCGAGGTAAAGGACGGCAAAAAAGGTCCGAACGCAGTAGATGTAAGATTAGTAAATTAAAAAATAATCAACAACATTTAAGAAAAGGGTAACATTTGTTATCCTTTTTTATTTGCCTAAAAATTGACAAGTAAAAATTAATATATACTATAATATATTGAAAAATAAATGAATACGTTTTTATGGCAAAATTAACATCGTCACCTACGAGAAAACCTGCAGAAAGTAATGTTTTAAGCACTGAAAGAATTAAAGAAATTCAGGAAAAAGAAAGATTAGCTTTACCCATCAAACTAAATGAAAGACTGTGGTTTAAGAATAATCCGGGTATTAAAAGAGCTGGATTAAGATTTGCGATGACACCCGAAGAAGTACAAGAATATATTAAATGTAAATTATCTGTATATTATTTCGCGGAACATTATTGTAAGATTAAATTAGAAGATGGTAGTATTGGACAAATGAAATTAAGAGACTACCAAAAAGACATCATAAAATTATATACAGAAAATAGATATTCCATTTTAATGGCGTCTAGACAAAGTGGTAAAACAGTTTCCGCTGCTATTGTTATGTTATGGACTGTTTTATTTAATAAGGATAAAGGGGTGATGATTGTAGCTAACAAATCATCAACTGTTAAAGAAATTGTAAGAAAAATTAAAGACATATATAAATTATTACCATTTTTCTTAAAAACAGGGGTTTTAAACTGGAATGAAAAAGCTATTGCATTTGAAAATGGTAGTCGTATTCAATCAGAAAACAGAACAAAAGAACCTGCTATCGGTTTTACGATTGACTTTTTATATTTGGATGAGTTTGCAAAAATACCAGATAATATAATCAGAGCATATTATTCATCTGTAGTTCCAACCGTATCATCCATTTCAAATTCAAAAATTGTAATCACATCAACACCCGATGGTCACAATCTATTCTATGAACTATTGAGGGATTCCGAATTACCTGAAGGGGATATGCATAAAAACCCATATAAATCATTAAAAGTTTATTGGCATCAAATAAAAGGTAGAAGAGATACTAAAATTAAATTTGTTGATGACAAATTAAAGAAATATGGATTTACTGAAGATTCTATACTCAACCATATGAGAAATGAATTGGGATATAAATTATATGATAAAATTGTTGATGGAAAACCTGTTCATTACATTAGATTTTATGAAGATGATGAAAAAACACCAGCTTTAAACACACATATCGATAATATTCGTGCTTTAAGAATTGAAACAACAATTATAGATGATGATAATAAAGAAATAGATATCGAAATTCCATTACCCGAAATATCATTCATTACTAATTGGGAAGAGGAAGAAACTAACCTTATTGGTGGAACTAGTAAATTTGACCAAGAATATGGTCTCAGATTTATTACTGATGAAAATTTATTATTCGATAGTGTTATATTTGAAAGTTTACTTAATAATGAAGTAGATTTTAAACATTTAGAAATACCACAATTTCAAAATAAATTGAAATTTTCTTATGATGAATTAAAATGGATAGATGATAGACCAGATATATTCGATATTCGATTAGCAAAAGATTACAATATATTTATTGGTATAGACATGGGTGAAGGTTTAGGTCAGAATTACACAGCGATAAGTATTTTTAGAATGATGATGAAAGATAAGAATGTAATTAATAAAAAGTGTCTTATGTATGAAAGTAAATATGATCTTTTTAAATTAGAACAAATTGGTATATGGCAGAATAATACTTATAATGTAAACGAAATTGCACACATAGTATATTTAATAGCTTTTGAATTATTTGATTCCGAAAAAGTAAAAATTGTTGTTGAAAAGAATAAGAATTTAGGTGATAGACTTTTAGATAATATGAAACATGTTTTCAATGATATAAATGATTATGGTGATTCTGTATTTGTTCGTTACAAACAAAATGAAACAGATTCCCATCTAACTGTTGGTTTCCTTGTGAAAAGTGGTGAGAAGGGTAAAAAATTAATGTTAAAGGACTTTCAAGATGCTATTAAAAAGGATGCTATGTCATTACACCACAATGGAACTATAAATGAATTGAGTTCTTTTTCCAAGAAAGAATTGGCGAATGGTGAAGTCACTTTTAAATCCCAAAGTGGAACCGATGATTGTGTAATGGCTATTATAAACTTAGCAACTATTTACAGACACACAGATTGGAAAAACATAATAGATGGTTATCTTGATTATAGAGCAACAGACGTTGAAAAAGAATTAGTTAAAAATTTCTTAGAAATTTCACCTTATGAAAATAATATTAATTATAAATCTTTCAGTATGGCTAGAAAACAATTTTTAAACAAAAGTGATGTAATGGATAAAATAAAACCAGACAGCCCTTGGACAGTGAATAATGATAGTAATGACGATATGTTCAAAAGAAATCCTTGGAAACAACCAGACCCTTGGAGAAAGGAAGAAAATCAAAATCCTTTATTCTGGCCAAACTCACAAAAAATCAAATTTTGGCCAAAAGATCGATAAAAAATTAAACTTTTTGAGTTATTTTGACTATAAAAGTATCATTTTGGAAAAAACAGGGTTTTTTTACAGAATATATAAAAATAAATGTAGTAGCAAGATATAGGGTTACTTCGGTTCTAATTGGTTCAACTCCAATAGAAAGCACCAAAAATTGCTTTTTTAATACCCTCATCAAGAATCTCTACAATTTTTTTTAAACTTTTATATTTTTTTGAAATATAAAATAAAACGTTCTTAATTTTAATGATAAAAAAAGGTAGCGAGAAAAGAGTTACTTCGAGGGGCACCGCCCCTACCAAACAAAGACCACTCTTTTTGATTTACTCCTTTAATGATAATTACTGATGATAGTAAGAGTTAGTGTTACTTCGCAACTATGAAAGGAATCCTTCGGGATTACAAAAAGTTATCACCAAAAACGGTGATGACAATGTTCCGGTTCATATAATCGGAGGTGTTTCGGTTCTACCACATAATCGAGGTGTTGACAAACCACAAGTCAAGGTTCTGACAACCTAAAGGTCAGGGTTGATTTGACTACATAAAATTGTAGTCATTTAGTGAAAACCTAAATTTCACATCTCACTTCTCATTTTCTTCATCTAATAACACAAAAAGGGGCTACCGATTTATTTCGATAGTCCTTTTTTTTTTTCATTTAATAAACAAAAACAAACAAAAGAAAGGATTAATTATGGCAAAATTTAATGCAAAGAAAACAGTAGAAACACAAAAAACAACCAACCTAGCGGGTGGTGAAGCGTACAAAGAATCAAATAAATTAGAACTTGTTTCTATATTATTGACATCGTTCGCTCAGAATAGTTTTTATGAAAAAGAATCTCAAACTAGTGATAGATTGATTGATCTTATTAATAAGACAAACCCAGAATTCGTAGCTAAATCTGCTATTTTTGCACGTAATGAATTTGGTATGAGATCCATTTCACATATTACAGCAGCTGAATTAGCAAAAAACCTATCAAATGTTACTTGGGCTAAAAAATTCTACAAGAAAATTGTACGTAGACCTGATGACATGATGGAAATTTTATCTTACTACACAGGTAAAGGTAATACAATTACCAATTCCATGAAGAAAGGTTTTGCTGAAGCTATTACAACATTCGATGCTTACCAATTAGGTAAATATCGTGGTGAAGGTAAACAATTCAAATTAATTGATATTGTAAACCTTGTTCATCCAATACCAACAGAAGGTGATAAATTTATGGTTGATGTAGATCGTAATGAATACATCAATATCATGAAGAAGAAACTCGAAGTTGCTAAGAAAAGAAAAAATAACAACAAAAATATTTCTTCTATTAAGGAGAAATTAGATTGGGCTGAAAAACAAGAAGGTGAAACTATTAAGATTCACTCTTTAGAAGCATTAGTGATCGATTTACTTCGTAGCAAAGGAACTTGGGAATCTGAGTTGACAAAAGCAGGTCAAACTGCTACCAACAAAGAAGAAAAAGAAGCCTTTAAGAGAGACGCTTGGAAACAACTTCTAAACGATCGTAAGATTGGTTACTTCGCTTTACTTCGTAACTTGAGAAATATCATCGAACAAGCACCTGAAATGGTCGATAAAGCATGTGAACTTTTAACTGATGAAAAATTAATTAAAAAATCATTGGTTCTACCATTCCGTTTCACAACTGCTTTCGATGAAATTGAAAATCTTCACACAGGAGATTCACAAAATGTTCGTAAAGTTATGAAAGCTATTAATCAAGCTATTGAAATAGCATTAGTTAACGTTCCAAAATTTGATGGTAAAACACTTGTTGTTATCGATGTTTCGGGTTCAATGGGTGGACGTGTTTCTAAAATAGCATCACTTTTTGGAGCTGTTTTAGCTAAATCAAACGATTGTGATACATTAATTTTCGATACACATTCTCGTTACATTAATGTGAACACAAGTGATAGTGTAACTACTATTTCAAGAAGTTTGTCATTTCATGGTGGTGGTACAGATTTCAAATGTATCTTCCCAAGATTGAATAAAGCATATGATCGTATAGTTATATTATCAGATATGCAAGGTTGGGTTGGTTATTACACACCTACACAAGTTTTCAAAGAATACTGTAGAAATTACAATTGTCAACCACACGTTTATTCTTTTGACTTAGCTGGTTACGGAACCTTACAATTTCCAGAAAATAAAGTTTACGCTTTAGCTGGTTTTTCAGATAAGATTTTCGATATCATGAAGTTGTTAGAACAAGATCGTCAAGCTTTAATCCACAAAATTGAAGCTGTCGAAATCTAAAAAAGTGAACAAAAAAAAGGGGTGAATTTTTTCACCCCTTTTTTATTTTATTCATGACTATGTAAACCTCGACCACCAGCTGGATCAAAATCACCATCTTCAAAAAAATCAGTTTCTTCTTCGGTTTCAGAAGTTTTTATTTCTTCACCATTATCATCAATTTTCCACGAGTTTCCATGATCAGAAACGAACCAAATATTTGGGTAATAACCATTTTCTTCTCTCCAATCCTTAATAACATCCATAGCTGTTTCATATTCTACAAAATCTCCCAAAAACTCACCAGCACAAGATACAGAATATTTGTTACCATCACTACTTAAAATACAATCCTCACGATCCATTCTTACACTTTCATTTATATTTTCATTTACAAACTCTTCAAATTTTTTCAATTTTTTCATAATGATGAATTATTTTTTTGTATATATTAATTATTTATATAACATTTCTTTTGGTGTATATCTACCATTCGCAAAATGTAAATCACATAATGTCGTGAAATATCCATTATAATATAAAGCCCCAATATAAACAGTACACAAATCTACAACGGGTTTTCCATTAGTTGACATATTAGCATATCTTTTAGAAATATCAAAATCAGAAGCCAACCATGTCCCACTTTTTAACATACCACTTTTTAAAATCTTTTTAAAATTCGGTAAGGATGTTCCATGATAAAGAGATATATAATCACCATTAATATCAATCCCTTTTTTCTTTGCGATTTCTCTTATGGTTTCCATATTTGATTCATAATTAGGAATCACATTTTCATTTATAAATTCTTTATAATTTTTCATTGTTATTATATATAAAAAACTTATTTTTATTTTCACAATATAATAAAGATGTATTATATAGTCCAAGAAAATACCTTTAGAGAACAACAATATGACTTTCTAATTGAATCATTAGATAGATTAGAATTACCATATGAAATAATCAAAGTATTACCATTCATAGATACTATTGAATTTAAAACTAATAGAAAAGATGTTTTTTGTTTTGGTGCTATGAAATTAGCCCGTTTATCACAAAACCAAAATTGGAAACCGGGTAGTATTATGACACCCAATCATGATTTCATGGTTTATAAAAATTTTTACAAAGAAAATTTATTAAACTATGATTCAAAAATTTTTAAAATTGGGGATGATTTTAAGTGGAATGGGGATTTTTTCGTAAGACCAACAAAAGATACTAAAGTGTTCACTGGAAAACCTTATTCGATGGAAGAATGGATAATTGAAAGAGATCGTCTTTTGTTCGAAATGACAAAAAATAAAGAACAAGGTTTTACATCTGTTTTAACAGAAGATACCGAAATTCAAGTTTCTTCTTTAAAAAATATTTCAAAAGAGTTTAGATTTTGGATAGTTGGTGGTGAAATTATCACCGCAAGTCTTTATAGAATGGGTTGGTTTATAAATTATAGTGATGTTATTGATGATGGTGCAACTGAATATTGTAAAGAAATGATAAAAATATTTCAATTAGCAGACGCGTTTGTTATGGACATTTGTTTAACCGATGATGGTTGGAAGATAATTGAATGTGGTTGTATCAATTGTGCAGGTTTTTATAAATCAAATATACCTAAACTTTTAATGTCTTTAGAAGATTATTTCAACTAATTATAAAATGCTCAAATGATTTTATTTTTCTATTTATATTTTCAAGTATAAATTTTTTGATTTCTTCATATTGTGGTTTATAATCAGTTGTGAATAACC